AGTCTGTAGACACCAAAATCTGATACCACATCAAGGAGAAATCATGCCAAGGACAAAATCACGAGTCCGGCAGGGTTTCGCATCCCTCGAAAACGCTTGGAGCGAGGGCGGCGAACTTGCCGTGACAGCTCAAGCGGTGAGGAAATACACGCAAGTAATTGACGTGACTGAATCGGGGCGAGATATCAAGCCGCTGATTTCTGGAATGTTCGAAGCAATTGATAGGTTAAAAGCGATTGAAGCCGCGCAGGGGTCAACGTCCGATACGCCATTAGCCGATATCCTAGCCGAAGCAGAAGCGGCGCTGGCGAATGCGTAGATACGGCAACCAGCAGCCGACGTATTCGTATTGCGGAAGTTACACGCGCAGCGAAGGCCCGTTTGCAATCGCGATGGCGAATGCATACGGATTGCCCCCGCATCCTTGGCAATGCACCGTGCTTAACGATTGGCTTGCACTAGACGATGACGGGCGATTGCTCAATAGCTTATGTCTGTTGCCAGTACAGCGGCAAAACGGAAAAACGGGATGCTGCGACCCGCGCGAAACGTGGGGATTGATTCATCGCGGCGAATGGATTTTGCATACGGCGCAGGAATACCAGACGGCAAAGAAGGCGTTTGACAGGTTACGCGCGAAGTTCGGCGAACGCAAGAACGACCCGCTAGCGAAATACCCAGAATTGAATTCGCTGGTTAAAAAGTACACCACAAGCGCAAATCAGATGGTGCTTGACTTAAACAACGGCGGCCATATCGAATTCAGGACACGCGGCAACAATGATGATGTCGGGCGCGGCGGTACGTTCGACTTGGTAGTGGTGGACGAAGCACAAAGCTACACTGATGCGCAGGACGCAGCGTTATCGCCGCTCAACTCGGCAGCTCCAACAGGTTCGCCGCAAACAATTATGATGGGCACAGTACCATCACCGACGAACGCATATAAAGGCGAAAAGTTCGCCAGCATCCGCGAATCATTACATAAAGAGCCGTACATAGGCGCTTGCATCCATGAATGGAGCGTTACGGAGGTTGGAGACGTTACCGACGTTGATAGATGGTACGAAGTTAACCCGTCGCTAGGCTATCAGTTGCTAGAATCGGCGTTGCTCGCTGATTCGCGCAAAATGTCCCCGGATACGTTCGCTCGCGAGCATCTTGGCTTTTGGCCTGAAAACGTCGCGTTTGCAAACGCCATCAAAAACGCCGACTGGCAGCGGTGCAAGGTGGACAATCCGCGCAAAAAGGGATTGCTTGTTTACGCTGTCAAGTTTTCGGCTGACGGGTCAACAGGAACGCTCGCAGCATGCTACAAGCCTGATGATGGCTTACCGTTCGTTTACGTGGTGGACTCGCGCAGCCTGTCGGGCGGCATTGGCTGGTTTGTGGACAACCTGACGCAGCGCCACGAGAAAGCCGCGCAGATCGTGATAGACGGTCAATCGAACGCGCAGACGCTTAACGAGCGGTTGCTAGCAAACCACGTGCCATCAAAGACGATTATTCGCCCACAATCGCGAGACGTGGCGGCGGCTTGTGCTGCGCTGGCAAATGCAGTTAAAGAACGCGAAATCACGCATTACGGGCAACCAGCGCTAGACGATTCGGCCACCAAGACAAGAAAACGAAGGATTGGCAATTCTGGCGGCTGGGGTTTCGCATCGACCGATGAAGCGGATGCATCACTAATCGAATCATGCGCACTGGCGTACTGGGGCGCGACTACCACTAAACGCAATCCGAAAAGAAAGGCGGTTGTTTTCTAATGGTGGACAAGCAGCCGGACACGTGGCACACGCTAGCGACAATCGAGCCGCCTATTAGCATCATGCCCACTATCGGCGGCGATTTTCCGCGAGAGTGGCGTGAAATGCTCGAAGATTTGCTGTCGCTGTGGGCAAGCAAGATTTGGCGCAATCGATTGAAGATGCGTTACTACAACGGCAAGAACGTCTTGAAGGATTTCGGTATCAGCATCCCGCCGAAGCTGCTAAACGTCGAAACGATTGTCGGATGGCCGCAAAAGGCCGTTGACGCAATGGCGGTGCGCTGTCGCTTCGACGGCTTTACCGCAAACGATTCGTCTACTCAAACCATACTAAATGGCATTGACGAGCGCTCCAGGCTCAGGGTGAAGCAGCGGCAGGCAACGCAATCGACCTTGATTCACTCTTGCAGCTTCGCGACGGTAGCAGCAGACGAGAGCGGACGAAGCCGCATTGATTTCTACAGCGCAGAAAACGCAGCCGCACGATGGGACGATGCTAAAGGCCGAATTGCCTACGGCATGACAATCGACACATACGACGATGGCATGCCAGTCGAATTGACGATGTACACCGACAATGCAGCCGTCCACGTCTGGCGCTCTGGTAGCGGCATATGGGATTGGTACGCGGAAATGTACCGCATGGGCAGGCCGACGATTGAAGCGTTCGTGTATCGTCCGACGTTTAACAAGCCTTTCGGCCAATCGCGCATCAATCGAGCGGTTATGAGCATCACTGATTCGGCTGTACGCGAAGCGCTCCGTACCGAGATTAGCGCCGAATTCTTCACATCGCCGCAAAAGTATCTGCTTGGCGCTGATAAGAACGCCTTTGCCAATCCCGACAATCCAGGCGGCAAGACCAAATGGGAAGCCTACATTGGCAACATCTTCGCAGTAGGACGCGACGAGAACGGCGATTTGCCGACGTTCGGACAGTTGCCGCAAGGCACGATGCAGCCGCATACGGACTATATGCGAGCATTGGCGGCGCGATTCAGCGGCGAAACCAACGTGCCGATTAGCACGCTCGGCGTTGTCCACGATCAACCAGCGAGCGCAGAAGCGATTTACGCGGCAAACGAGCCGTTAATCATCGAATGCGAGGATTTCAACGACTCCATGCGCGATTCGCTCAAGACGCTTGCGCTCATGGCGATTGCTGGCGAGCTGGACGTGCCGTTTGACGAGGTTCCTGAAGAGTATGCGAACTTCACGCCGAACTTCCGCAATCCAGCGATGCCCTCTGTCGTGTCGCAAACAGACGCGATGGTGAAAATCGCAAGCGTCGTGCCAGGATTCGCGGGAACAGACGTTTTCTTCGAGCAAATCGGATTCGCCGAGGACATGCGGCGCAAGGTCGAAAGCGAAATCAGGCGTAATAGCGCGTCTTTCTCGCTGGCGAGCTTGCTAAACAACGGTAACGACGATGGCAACGCCTAATTTCGAGCAGATTACCAGCTTTAACAACGTCAAAAGTCAGCTAGTCGAAGCGGCTACCGACGAATTTATGGAATATATCTACGAGGGCATCACGCCCGAGGAAGTCATTGACATAGCGGCTTCGATTGGTCAGAAGTACGCCATGCTAGGCGCTGAGCTAGGAGCTCAATGGTACGACCTTTGCAGCGAACTTGCAGGAATCGACGCAGACGCGGCAGAAGTCGCAGAGGTGGACGCAGAAGCGGTGGACGCTAAGACACGTTCGGCGTTCAAGAGCTCGCAGCAGCCGACAGTGCAGGCGGTTTTCAATGACCTGATGCAAAACCTTGTTAATGACAGTATCCGTCAAACGGGCGAAGCGAATCTATGGCGTGACTACGAGCGTGGCATAGCAGGTGGACGATGGGCGCGTGTTCCCGTTGGCGATACGTGCGCATGGTGCTTGATGCTCGCTAGTCAAGGCGCATGGTACTTGTCGGAACAATCCGCGCTAGGCCGCGAAGCTGGGCATTACCACGATAACTGCAATTGCGTCGCTGTCTATCACGCAGACCCTGAGAGCATTCGAGGTTACGAAAAGCTTGGCAAGTACAAAGAAATGTACTACGACGCTGACAACGCCCGAATCGCGAACAACAAAGGCCGCGAGAAGTACCCCGAAGAGCTGGCGCAGCGCGTCAAAGCGGGTAAAGCACGCCACGAGCTAATAGAGGAAACGAAGCGGCTCGAAGCTGAGGAAAACGGCTACGACTACACGCCGAAGCCGTGGACAGTCTACAACGAGGACATGATAGTAATGCGTTATAAGTACGGACTGAAATAGCCACGTACCAACAAGGGAATCACAGCGCTAGCCGCTGTTTTTCTAGTCGTCCGAAATGGGCGGCTTTTTTATCCATCGCCGCTGCAATAGCGGCTTTTTTTATGCCCGAAACGGGCGGATTGGGGAAGTCATGGCAGAAGAGACCACGACCACAGCGCAGGAATCGGAACAGCAAGCCAGCGAGACAGAGACCGACTGGCAAGCCAAGTACGAGGAAATGCGCGGCCATATGCGGGACTGGGAAAAGAAGGCCAAAGCCAACCAGGCCGCAGCTAACGAGTTGGAAAAACTCAAAGCAGCACAAATGACCGAACAGGAGAAGGCGAACGCACGCGCCGAAGCAGCCGAGCAGGAGCTAGAACAGCTCAAGGCCGAGAAAGCCAAGGTGGACGCAGCAACGAAGCTCGCTAGCGAAACCGGCGTGCCGTTCGAAATGCTCATGTTCTGTGCCGATGCTGACGCAATGGCAGACTTCGCGAAGCAGTACGCGAAGGAAACGCATATCGGCAGCGTGCCGACCTCCAAGGCATCCCGAATCATCACGGGCGAGAAAGACCAGCGAACGAACGCTGACGTTTTCGCCGAATTCGCATCAGACCTTTTCAAACAGTAGAAAGAAGGCTAGATTATGGCTCTTGCAACTAATCCCGTCGATATCAATCGCGGCACCACTGGCATCACCCTTCCTTCCCAGCTCTCCCAGGAGATTTGGGCAGGTGCGCAGGAAGAGTCCGCAGTTATGCGACTTGCGCAGCGTATCGAGCTGCCCGGTAGCGGCATCACCATTCCCGTTATTACTGGTGACCCGTCTGCTGATTGGGTAGCTGAGACGGCAGAGAAGCCCGTCAGCGAGTCCACTTTCGGATTCAAACAGATGACACCGTACAAGCTGGCGGTTATCGAGCTGTTCTCGAATGAGTTCCGTCGTGACCTTAACGCGCTGTATGCTGAACTTGTTCGCCGCCTTCCCGCATCCATCGGCAAGAAGTTCGATGAAACGGTTTTCAACGGCACGGCTCCAGGCTCCAACTTCAACGTTCTTACTGGTTCGACCGCTGTTGCCATCGGTGGCACTGGCACTTACGGCAAGCTGGTTACTGCTGCCGAGACAATCGCGACCGCTTCTGATGCGGAGCTGACGGGTTGGGCAATTTCGCCGCAGGCCGAAGCGCTGCTGCTCAAGGCTACCGATGGCAACGACCGTCCGCTGTTCATCCCGAACGCCAACGATGACCGCGCTATTAACAACCTGCTTGGCGCCCCTGTTGCTCGTTCGCGTCGCGTCTACAAGGCTGGCACGCCGAATGTCATCGGCTTTGCTGGCGATTGGGCGCAGGCTCGCTACGGCATCGTGGACGGCATCAACATCGCCATCTCCGAAGAAGCGACCATCAACACTGGCACGGAGCTTGTCAACACGTGGCAGCGCAACATGTTCGCAGTTCGCGTCGAAGCTGAGATGGGTTTTGTCGTGCGCAACGCCGCTGCATTCGTCAAGCTGACCGATGCCGCATCGTAAGCGGTGGACAGCATGAAACTTCAAGCACCATATTCTGGCGGTTTTGTCGAAGCCGATGGCGAGCTGGCAGAACAGCTCATCGCCAAAGGCTTCAAGAAGGCCGACGAGCCAAAGAAGCCGACCAGGAAACGCAGCACGACAACGGCCAAAAAGGAGCAATAACGATGCTTTTCGCAGACGTATCAGATATTGAGCAGCGATGGCGCGAATTGGACGCAAGCGAGACGGTACGCGCAGAAGCATTGATTGCTGATGCGTCTGCGATGCTGGCAAGGCTTGTTAGGAACTTAGACGTATCGGACGAATCGTATATGCAGCTTTTGAAGCAAACGTGCTGCAATATGGTCATTCGGTCGCTCGGCGCATCCGGCAATGATGCCACGTACGGCGTGGACAGTATGAGTATCACAGCAGGGCCGTATTCGCAAAATTGGAGCTACAACAATCCAACGGGCGATATGTACCTAACGAAGCTAGAAAAGCGCTTGCTGGGCATCACGTCGAGCTACATCGACACCATTCGCCCCATGATGGCGGGTGACCATGATGAAAGGTGCTAGCGTAATCGTCCACGCGCCTACAGCGGGTGCGGTGGACAGGTTCGGCAACGCCGAAAGTACGTGGACGAGCTATACCGTCGATGACGTGCTAATTGTGCCAGGAGCTACCGCCGACCTCGAAGCATCGCGGCCAGAAGGCGCGTTGGTTGCATTCACGCTGCATTTTCCAAAGACGTTTAGCGGCTCACTCGAAGGTTGCAAAATAACGCTGCCAGAGCCATTCTCGGGCGTTTACAGCGTCATTGGAAACCCGATGCAGTATATGGACGAAAACACGCCAACACGTTGGCATATGCCCATAGAAATCGAGGTGGCGCATGGTTAGGGTGACGATTGACCATGCTGCTGTACAGCGTGCGATAAATACCGCAGAAGGCACGAAGCCAGCATTGAAAGCGATGGGTGAGAACATCGCGGTTCGCGCAGATTCGTTAGGTGCTGGCTTTAGAACGGCGCGATGGCACGATCATAAGACTGGCGAAATCAAAGGCGGCAAACAGCCGAAGTATGGAGCCACGCTAGGAAACCGAAGCGCTATCTGCATCGTGCATCCCGAAAATTACGCAGCGATGAAAGACAACTATCTGCACAACACGCTGCTCAAAGCTAAAGGCTAAGGTAGGTGGGTGAAGTGTACAGCATCACCGAAGAATTCATTAGGTGGCTTAACGCACTCGATTTCCGCGCATCCACCTATCCGCCGAAATCAGGCAATGAGTTCGTCACAGTCGAACGAACTGGCGGCAATGTCGTGGACATGGTTGACCATCCAGTGATCGCAGTTCAGACGTGGGCGGCGACAGAGACGCGAGCAGAAGAGATGGCCAACACCATCAGGAACACGGCGTTGCTGTCCACGCGCCCTGTTGGAGTTAATCGAATCGAGGTTAACAGCGGCCCATATCCGTTTTGGGACGAATCCACGCGTCTACCGCGTTATCAAATCGTATTCGATGTGACTTGCCAGCTCATCGATTAATCAATCATTCGAACAATTGAATAAGGAGGTAGCTGCATGGCTACTATGGATGCGAGCAAAGTGACTGTTGGCTCTGCTAAGGTCACTGGCGCAATCTATGTTGCCGCGAAAAGCGTTGCATTGCCAACTGACGCGACAACTGCGCTTGCGACCACATACAAGCTTCTCGGTTTCACGAGTGATGCAGGTGTTCAGATTTCCGAAGAATCCGAAACCGACAGCATCGTTGCGTGGGAAGGCCGCACGAAGGTTTATAACCTTGTCACCGAGTACACCGAAGCAATCAGCTTCATGCCAATCCAGTGCAACGACGATGTTGCGAAGTTGACGTGGGGCGATGACCATGTGAGCGTCGATGGCCAATCTGGCGCTATCACGGCAGAGCATCACGGCGAGCAGCTTGATTCTGTCCACATCGCTATTGAAACCGCTCCGCGCACTGGCATTGTCAAGCGCTTCTGCGGCGAATTCCAGCTTGTCGAACGCGGCGAACAGACGATGGACGGCACGCAGGTGGACGCTCGACAGCTCACTTTTAACGCGATTGCTGACTCCAATGGCGTGACGATGTATGAATACACGGCGTTCACGTCGTAACAAAAGGATGGATGACTATGACGGTAGGGCACGACGAAGCAACGACAATCGAGGTACGCGGTATCGAATTGAACGTGGACATGGATTATCTGAATTCGTGGGAAGCGTTCAAGCTGATTCGCAAGCTCGATGATGACCAATGCAGCCAATTCGACAAGCTGGATTATTCCTTTGAGTTTATCCAGCGCGTTACAGGTTGCGACGAATCGCAGATTGTCGAGTATGCAGGCGGCGAGAAAGCGCCAGCAACCGAAGTTATAGCGTTTACCGTCGAAATCATCCAGAAATTGCAGCCGCTAAAAAACTAATCGGGCTTGCGGCGCTGATGGATAAATATCCCGATGCGCTGCGAGCCGATTTGCAGCGGTATTACAACATCGATTTAGATCATGCGATAGCTGGCCAGCATCGTCCACTGCATGTTGCGGCTTTGGTCAAGCACTTACCATCCGATGCACACATATACCGCGCGGACAATCCTGACGCGGCGTGGACGCTCGAAGCAATCATGCTTGCGGATTTACGCAACATGCTTGCCGCATACTTTTGGTCAATGGCCGACAAGCGCAAGCGCGGCTCACGACCCAAGCGAATCGGCCCGTCGTGGATGCGTGACAAAGCGCGGACGCTGGAAGCATCTGTAATGACAATCGATGAATTGAAAACAGCCTTATCTAAGCCGCGAAAGGGGGCGAGATAATGGCCGAAGAAATCGGCGTTGCGTATCTATCCGTAAAGCCGAAGATGGATGACAACTTTGATTCATCCGTAAGCAGTAGCGGCGGCGTGTCGGGCAAGAAGTTCGGCGGTGCTTTCGCGGTTGCCGCTGGCACGTTGATTTCCAACGCTGTAACCAACATTGCAGGCGCAGCGGTGGACGTTTTCAAGAAGGCGTTCGACAACTACGCCAATTGGGAACAATTGTCTGGCGGCGTTGAGAAGATTTTCGATCAGGCCGACATTAGCGGCATCATGCAAGATGCGCAGAACGCCTATAAAGATCTGAATCTTTCGGCGAACGATTACCTTGAAGCCATCAACAAGACTGGTGCTGCTTTCGCTCAGACAATGGGCGACCAGAAGGGCTATGACACAGCGAAAATGGGCATGCAGGCCATTAGCGATTACGCTAGCGGCACCGGGCGCAACATCGATGAGCTGAACGAAAAGTTTTCGCTGATTACCCGCAGCACTTCGAGCTATCAATCTATTGCCGACCAGTTCAGCGGCATCTTGCCAGCGACAAGCGAAGATTTCTTGGCGCAGGCTAAGGCGGCAGGGTTTCTCAGCGGCGAATATACGAAGCTAACGGAAGTTCCGATTGCCGAATACCAGCAGGCCGTATCTAAGATGCTCCAACAGGGCGTCAAGGACATGGGGCTTTCTGGCAACACGGCAGCGGAGTCCACTAAGACGATTAGCGGTTCACTGTCGATGCTTGGCTCGTCGTGGGATAACTTCATCACCGAATTGGGCAAAGATTCGGCTGATGTGCCAACACGCGCAACAGAGCTGACGGACAGCATCGTTGCTGTTGTCGAGAACATCGCTCCAAGGCTGTTGGTGTTCGCCGAAAATCTTTTCAAGGCAATTCCAACGCTGATTGAAAAGCTGAAGCCATATATCGACGAGTTCTTGGCGATGGCTGGCGAGTTCATAGCCGACCATCAAGAAGAAATCGAAGCGGCGGGTGATACGCTTTTCGATGGCATCGCGGCGGCGTTGTCCACTGTTATGCAAAAAGTGCTTGAATCGCTCATTGCCTCAATTGGCAAGATTATCGAGACCTTCCCCGAATGGTTTCCGAAGCTGCTCGCGGCTGCTGGGCAGTTGTTCTTGGCGATTGTCAAAGGTCTTGTAAACGGCATGGTTCCATTTTTCGCCGAACTTGAAAAGGCCATGAATGATGGCTTGTCCACAATCGGCGGGTTCTTCATGGACTTCTTGACCGCTGGCGGCGATATCATTAACAACATCGTCAAGGGCGTTTCTGGCGCAATCAAAAGCGTTTCCGATATCTTTGACGATGTTGTATATGCAATGACGCATCCGCTCGAAACCGCCGAAGGGCTTATTCAAGGCGCGGTTGACACGATTTCTGGCATTTTCAGTGGATTGAATCTCTCGCTTCCGAACATCGCTTTACCACACTTCAACGTCTGGGGCGGCGAATTCCCGTGGGGAGTCGGCGGACAAGGCAGCATGCCAGAATTTTCGATTGACTGGTATGGTTCTGGCGGTTTTGCCAACACGCCAACGCTCAACGGATATGGCGAAAAAGGTCTTGAATTCTATTGGCCGTCTTATGGCCCGTATTTCGACCGATACGCAAAAGGCATAGCCGAACACATTCCAAACGGCGCAGGCGGCGTGGAAATTCACGATTGCACATTCAACGTTCGCAAGGACTCCGACATTAGGCGCGTTGCGCAAGAACTGAACACGCTGATTAATCGCCAAACGCAAGGAGGTATGGCATATGCTTAGTTTCGATGGCCATGACCTCGAATCGCTGTTTGTTTGCGGTAGTCCCGAAATCTCGATTCTCAACGCATCGCCTACGCTCGAAGAATTCGATTCCCGAAACGGCGCGGTTTTCCTCGGGCAGCGGTGGGGAGTGTCCACGGTGGCATTCTCCATCGCAGCTATAGGAAACGCGCAGACGCGGCGCAACGCGTTCTCGCAACTTGGAGCGTGGCTAGCGGTAGACGAACCTAAGAAGCTCATATTGCCCGACACGCCAGACAGATATTATTTGGCTGCTCCCGAAGGTCAATGTGATCTAACACGCGGAATCAAGGGTGAAATGACGCAATTGGCGTTTACACTGGTTGACCCGATTGCATACAGCATGACCGAAACGACAATCACGGTGCCATCTGGCGGCAATGTCACGTTTACCGTTGGCGGCACAGCGGCAGCGAAACCGACGATTAGAGCAACGGCAACGCGCAACAGCACGGCGCTTGTCTGGGGATTGCGGCTTGATAGCGTTGATTTCGTCCACGTCAACACTGGCGTGAATGCTGGACGTGTAGTTGCAATCGACTGTGATGCACGAACGGTGACGATTTCGGGCAATGCTGCGGTGCCTACACTTGATAGCGATTGGCTTGAATTCACGCCAGGTAGCCATACTTTGGTCATGGACTACGGCACAGGCGCGGCAACTGTCAAATACCGTGAAAGGTGGCTGTAATGCGGCGAATACTGTTATATAGCCATCTTGATACGCCACTTGGCGAGCTGTCTACTAACGATGTATTCGCATGCATCAGGCGCGAGGAAATCAACGGCGAACATTCGCTGGAAATCACAACTTCGCGAGTGCTTGAAAAAGGCCAGCGAATCGTTTACCAGGACGGGCGCGGCATATGGCGCGAATACGTCGTTAGCGGCATTGACGAAGAACACAACGCAGGGCGCACGGTCGTTGGCATGTACTACTGCGTTTGGTCGTTGCAGTATGACTTGCTTGGCGTGAACGTGTCGAAAATGCCAGGAGTGCAAACGCCCGTTAGCGCTGGCGTTGCTTTAGAAGATGCATTAAGCGAGCAGATGCGGTGGACGCGTGGCACAGCTCATACTGGCACTGGCGGCGCTTCGATGTACGACATGAGCGCATGGCAGGCAATGGGCGTGTTGGTGGACAACTGGGGCGGCGAGCTGGAAACAGCTATCACAGTGTCTACGACGTTACCGGGGATTGTGTCGCGCACTGTCAATCTACCCGCACAAATCGGCGAACAGACCGTTAAACGGCGCTTCGATTTCGGCGCTGATTTGAAATCGATCACGCGGACGCTGCCAGATAGCCCGTTGTATTGCCGCATAAGCCCACGCGGTAAGGGTGAGGAAACCGAAGGCGGCGGTTTTGGCCGAAAGATTCGGATTTCCAGCGTTAACGGCGGATTGGATTATCTCGAATACGCACCGATGGTGGATGTAGCAAAGCTGCCTGATGGCAATGGCGGTTATCAGTATCCAACGCTTATCATCGAAAACGCTGATTGCGAAACTCCCGCAGATTTGAAAGCGTGGGCGCAATCGGTTTTGGTCGAAACGCTAACGCCAAAAATCACGTATAAGGCCGATGTGATTCAGGCCGCACGCGAGGGTATCGACCTACAAGGCGTTTCGCTGGGGGACGCGGTGGACATTGTTGACCGCAGCTTTCGCGCTGATGGGTTACGCGCAACTGGCCGCGTGGTCAGCGTCGAAGTGGATGAAATCACAGGTCGTAATGACACGCTCGAAATCGGCGCGATTGAAGAAAAGCTAGCGTCGAAGTTTTCGAATGATGGCAGCATTGCGCTTAATGCGGTGAATAGTCTGGCATCGTCGTTGTCCACTGCGGCTTATATAGATAGCTTGCTTGCGCGAATCAATGCTGACATCAACGCAACTGGCGGTTATACGTACATTACGCAAGGACAGGGAATCAGGACATACGATACCGCTGTTACTGACCCGCTGATTGGTGCGGAAGCATCGCAGGTTGTCGAGGTAAAAGGCGGCAACATTCGCATTGCCAACACTAAGGATGCACAAGGCAACTGGAAATGGAGAACCGTTCTTCAATCTGGCTTGATTGCATCTGACGTATTAACAGCCAACAACATCATCACTGGCAACATCGGTTCTCCAAGCGGCAATTACTGGAACCTCGACACGGGCGAGATGCGTCTGTTGTCCACTACAACTGTCGGGGGGCAGACGGTCGGCACGATTGCGAGCAACGCGGCAAGCTCAGCCGTCAACGGACAGACGCAGGCCGATATCTTCAACAAGCTCACCAACAACGGCGCGGTTCAGGGGCTGGTCATGGACAACGGCCAGCTCTACGTCAACGCGAGTTACATCAACTCTGGCGTTCTGCGCGTGGCTGACGGCAACAGCAACGTCATCTTCGAGGCGAACATCAACAACGGTCTTGTTACAATCGGCGGCTTTACGGTAGATCAGTATGCGCTGTACAACGGTTTAAGCACGCTGCTCGGCACGTCTGCAGGCGTCTACGTCGGCACGAATGGCGTGGCGACGTCAAACGGCACCGAGAGCATCGCGTTCTCCGGCGGGGGCATACAAGGTTACAAGAACGGCGAAGCTGCAGGCTATATCTCACCCACGGCGACGGCGGAAGAACACGACGGCGATACTACCGTTACGCGGCTTGGGTTGCAGATACGCGGCGACGCGATAGATATACGCACGCCTCATTTGACGGTCAGCAACACTAATTCAACTAGTGGCGATTCAACGCATACGCTCACGCAGAACCTTACCTATCACGAGGTATCGCTTACGAACGCGACGACTAAAGGCGTGACGCTAAGGCCGTACACGACCATTAACAAATACGTATGCGGCATGCTCACTTCGATGAGCTACACGTCGCCAACATCGCGCACCGTCGCGCTTCAATCGTACGCCGAGGCGCTTGAGGCGAGGATTGCGGCTCTCGAAAACGCTGGGTACATCACGCAAAGCGACCTTAACGGTTATGCCACGGAAAGCTGGGTCACGGGCCAGAACTACGCAACCACGTCGCAGCTGCCGCAGTTCACACTGGACGGCACGACTCTGCGCATCACGAACTGAGGCCGCTTATGACGATACACCTTAACGGTTCGGCCAATCCGCTTAGCGTCACGTACAACGGAACCGAGCTTGATATCGTATACGCAACTATCGGCGGTGTTTCAAGTGTCTTTCCTGTATGGGAGCGTGCGTCAGCGTTTCCCGAGACCATATCAAACGTCGTGTCGGTGAGGCAGGCGAACGGCGAAACAGCGTACTTCCGAAACATGCGGTTAGTAGCAGAGCAAGTAGACCAGTACGGCAATCACCGTGGGCGATACGAAGGCGACGTGACCATTGAGGTGTCTTGGTCTAACGGTGTCATGGTGGGCGCATCGGCTGCGGAGCGCGAGCCGACCAACTGGCGCGTGTACACGTCGGCCATCACGTCGGTAACCGGCGTGCCGTCTGGCTACACATATTATTACGGCGCAACGGAGGACGACAGCTCCCACACCGTTGCCTTCGACGTGTACAAGAACAGCCAAGGCGTCTTAGACCCGTCATCGAAGGTTGCCATGAACCTGCAAACATATTGCTCGATTGACAAGGACGGTCTAGTTACGGTTACGACGTACCTCCCAGGCCACAACTGGCCCGTCATGACGCGCAACACGGGGAAGATTTTCCAGCAAGCTGGGACATTAATACTAATGAAAAATTAAAGACGGAGGTGATGCGCGTGATCGCATGGACAACGCCAACATTGCCGATACTTGTACGCGGCGGCAACATCTTGGATGTGAATTGCCGCGTTTTCTTCACGCTTGAGCAAGACGGCACGGAGCTGACGCTCGAACCGTGGACGAAGGAAGCGACCGATGACGGCGTGATGTGCGAGCTGCATTTTTCGCAGCTCGAATCTGGGCGGTTCGAAGCTGGCCGCGCGAAGCTGCAGGTTAACGTCGTGGACAGCAACGACTTGAGGGCTGCGAGCAAGTTCGTCAGCATCAACATTGGCTCGAACCTTATAGACAAGGAGATTGATTATGGCGTATGAGCCTTTGGAGTTGGAGATATTGCCGCCGTATATCGGTTCTGCGGTGTCCCCAGAAGTGGACGTGACCGAGACAACCGACGATATCACGGTGACCATCACCGACTTTCGCGGCGAGCACAGCTACACGGTGGACAAGACCGATGCGGCCATTGCTGATGCCGAAGCGGCGGCAGAAAGCGCAAGGCAGGCGGCGCAGGACGTGCAATCGGCTGTCGATGCCGCAACATCAGCGGCCACGAGAGCCGATGCAAGCGCCGACAACGCCGATTCTGCCGCTGGTAGTGCCAATACTGCTGCTACTGCCGCAAACCAGGCCGCAGGCGATGCTAACACGGCGGCGCAATCCGCGAATTCCGCAGCGTCCACGGCCAATGCGAGCGCAGCCAATGCAGACGCGAAAGCGGAGCTGGCAGACACGGCGGCGAGCAATGCCGATGCTAAGGCAACGTTGGCTAATGACGCGGCGGCAAACGCCGATGCCAAAGCCGCTCTAGCCGACGATGCCGCCACGAGCGCAAGCGCCGCGGCTGCTCAAGCGTCCACGTCGGCAACTGCTGCCAATACGGCCGCTGTTGCCGCTGATGCCGCACGCGAAGCAATCCAGGGCGATTTGGCGAACAAAGCCGATATCGACGGCCATTACCCGAAGTTAATCGCAGGCGCAGCCGACAGCATCACAGGCAGCGGGGACGGCGTGTTGGAAAGCTTTTTGCAGCGCGTGAGCGAGCACGACGGCATGGCGCGGATTGAGAGCGTCAAGGGCAGGACTGTGGTGTGGAATCAACTATTTCCAGGCAATAGAAGTTATACACAGAACGCAATTATCCCATTACCTAATGGCGTACAAATTATTGCTGGTCATAAGTACCTGATGAAGCAGCGCATCAACATGACAAGTCAAGGAGCGCAACTTCCGATGTGCGCAATCATGTACCACGACACTTCAGATGGTATCAATAAATCCGTCATTAGAAACACCATCGACGGTGGAACAATGTTCACATCTAGCATAAGCGTAGCTGGTGACGGAACTGCTGCGACTGGTGTATGGTTCTGGGTCAACCTATATGGCGGAACTGGCTCCTTTTCCAACATTCAGCTGTTCGACCTCACCCTCATGTTCGGCGCAGGCAACGAACCCGCCACGGTCGAAGAGTTCGAATCCATGTTCCCCACAGACTACTACCCGTATGATGCAGGTAGTTTGCTGAGCGTGAACGTCGAGGGCATCGAGAGCGCAGGCGTGACCCGCGAGATTCCCGCAGCGACCTACTTCCCCGATGGTATGCGCAGCGCTGGCAGCGTGTATGACGAGCTGACGGCGAGCAAGGCGGTTACGCGCATTGGGGTTGTTGATTTAGGGACGCTCGCTTATGTGTATAACCGAACTGGAGACGGCAGAAGTTTGTTCACTACTAATTCGTTACGGACTTTCAAGAACCCGCCATACAATAAGGCAATAAACGCATTGAGCACTGAATACGAAGCAGCGCCTATGTCGGCCACGTTTAAAAGCGGGCAATTCGGCGCTGACTCGACAGGCTATCGTATAGTCTTTTGCAACAACAACTACACCGATGCAGCAACCTACAAAGCCGCTATGTCAGGCGTTATGCTTTACTATGAACTCGCAACGCCAACCGAAACCGCAATCGAGCCGCATTTGAACCTGACCTACCAAACCGAAACAGGCGGCATCGAATCAATCATCATCCCCGAAGGTTCGCAGAGCGCACCGCCGACTTTGCAAGTCGTGTACGGCTACACCGCCGAAGGATTGCGCGACGCATCGCAGGCAATCATAGCGACCGTGGAGGGAACGACGGCGAGCGCCAATTATGCAATCGGCGGCTATTTCGTCCACGCTGGCACGCTGTACCGCGCCACGAGCGCAATTGCAACGGGCGAGACTATCAACCCAGGCACCAACTGTGTTGCAACTACGGTAATGGCCGAAATCGTCAGGCTGACGGCTTAGAGAAAGGCATGAATCATGGCAAAGTACATCGTGACGGAGATGCAGAACGGAGTCATCGGAAACAACTCGTGGGTATACGAGGACAGGGCGAGCGCCGAGGTGAAGCTGTACCAGGTGTTGGCCGAGGTCGTTAAATCGCTCGTGGCCGTGCACACCGTCATTCTGCACACGGATGAAGGCTTCATCTTGGATTGCAAGTGCTACAAGCACGACGCAACGCCAGAAGCTGAGGGCGAATAGTGGACATGCTCGTGGCATACCTTGTCGGCCTTGGCGGTCTGGCAATCTCTGCGCTGACGCTGATAACAAACTACCTTCGCGGCACCAAGAAGGACGCGGCAGAAGAGCAGGCGTTGACCGACAAGCTAGAGCACATCGGCGAAGGCGTGTCCACGCTCAACACCAAGATGGACACGCTCGCGGACAAAATCGACAACCACAGCAACAGAATCACGGCGCTGGAAACGGAGATGAACAACATCCATAGGCGGCTTGACCGCGTGGAGCAGCGCTGCGAAACGCATTTCGGAAAGGAATGACAGCGTATGATTAACTGGAAAGTGCGCATCAAGAACAAATGGTTCTGGGTGACTATCATCCCGCTCATCCTGCTGTTGATTCAGCAGGTTGCGGCAATCTTCGGCGTGAGCATCGATCTCGAACCGCTTAAAGCGCAGATTCTTGCCGTCGTTGAGACGGTCTTTTTGATTCTTGGCACGTGCGGCGTCGTGGTCGATATGACAACGGAGGGCTTTGAGGACAGCGAACGCGCTATGACCTACGACGTGCCTTTCCCGAAGCACGCGAAAGAAGAAAACGAGGAATAACCAACAACTAACAACCGAATTACGGGGCGTGGTCATTATTGGCCGCGTCCCTTTTTTTTGTTATGGGGACGATATGAAAAAGATTATCGACGTGAGCGAGCATCAGGCAAATATCGACTGGAAGGCGTTGAAGCCAAACATCGACGGCGTAATCATAAGATGCGGCTACGGTGACGACGACGTTGAGCAAGATGATAAGTTCTGGGAGCGGAACGTTTCTGAATGCGAGCGCTTGAAGATACCGTACGGCGTCTACTTATACAGCTATGCCGACAGCGACGCACATATCAAAAGCGAGATAGCGCACGTTAAACGGCTTCTCAAGGGCCACAAGCCACAATTGCCCGTTTACATCGACCTCGAAGAGTCGGCGTTCGGGCGATGGGCCGTCAAGTGCGCGGACAGATTTTGCACTGCTATCAAAAAGGCTGGCTTCACGCCTGGTGTCTATACGTTCGAGAGCTTCTATAACAGCTTCATGAACGGATGGAGCAACGCGACGCTTTGGATTGCCAAGTTCGGCGCGAACGACGGCGAGCCGCACGACAAGCCGAACGTCAACGCGAAGTACGACGCCTGGCAGTACACGAGCAACGGCTACATCAAGGGCTATGGAAACAGGCTTGACGTTTCGCTGTTCTATCGCAACTTCACAATCGATAATACGAACGCCAAGCAAGCCGCTGGCACGTCCACCAGCATCAATCGCGGCCAAGTTGCCGCCGACATACACAAGCGCATGGTTAACGATAACCGCTTCGGCTACAGTTGGGAGGAACGCTGGGGCGCGAAGCCCGAGAAGTGGACGGTTGGCGGCGTTTCGTTCGACATGCCCGTGGGCGATTACGACTGCTCATCGTCGTGCACACAGGCGTGGCGCAAAGCCTTGACGGGGACGAAGTACGCCAAGGCGCTCGATGCTGCGACTTACACGGGAAACATGCGCGAAGTGTTCGTCAAGTCGGGCTTGTTCGCGTGGAAGCCTATATCGTTCATCGCGTCCCCTGGTGACCTGTATCTAAACGAGCAGAACCACGTCGCGATGTGCCAGGGCCAATCGCCCGATTTGCTCAGCGAGTTTTCGTGGGGAGACAAGGGCGCGTACGGCAACAGGCGCGGCGACCAGTCGGGCCGCGAAGCAGCGGTGAACGCTTATTACGACTATCCATGGGATGGCATCCTGCACTACAATGGCAAAGCTGGTGGCGGCACAGCTCCCGCACCGAAGCCAGCCGCGATCACGTTCAGGTTGTCCACTGATAGCTCGGGCAAGAAGTGGCTCGCAGCCAATAACAAGGGGACACGCGGCAAGGCAATCAGGTGGTTGGCAATCAAGGGCGTCAAGCGCTACCGCGTGCATACTGCGATAAGCGGATGGCTCCCGTGGGTTTATGGCTACAACATCAAAGACTTAGACAAGGGCTGCGCTGGTGACGGGACGCCAATCAACGGCGTGCAAGTAGACGACTCGAACGCCCGATATGCCGTGCGCGTTTTGAATCGCAGCTGGTACGCAGATATGACTGGCTTTAAAGACACTGGCGGCAGCAACGACAACTTTGCCGGAGACCTCGCGAACAACATCGACGGCTTCCGCATAACCAAAAGTTAGGCATTGTTTAATAGCACGAAACGTGCAATCTTATCTACGATTTTGACAGGCAATCGCTTGACCTGGTGATTCGTAGCGCCTTTTTTCTGCGGTTTTTACGTTTCCGCAGTTCAGCTAACCACTATCAAGGGGTCGCAGGTTCAAATCCTGTCCACCCGACCACGAAGTCACCAGGTCAGGCACGTCAAGTGCGCTGGCCTTTTGCTTTTGTTGCAGGAAAATTGCACGAGCCGCCGTAAATCTCATCGATAGCACGCTGCAGGTTGTCCACTTCCGCATGCACGTACACCTTCGCAGGTTCGATGCTCGACCAGCCTGCGTAGCGTTGCAGGTCGTACGGCGACAGGTGCCGTGCCGTCATCGATAAGTTGCTATGGCGCAGCTGGTGTAAGGTGATGCCGCTGTAGCCGATTTTGTCCCTCATGCCGATGTGCGCGGCATCTCCCGTCCACCATCTTTGCAGCAGCTGTGGACGCAGGACACCGCCGAGCGTGTTGCAGCATAGCGTTTCGGCGTCTTCTAAGCCGTGCTCGCGGCGCTCTTCGAGCCACTTGTCCACTTTTGCTAGTAGCAATGGCGGCATCGGCAGCACGCGCACGCTCGAAGGCGATTTAGGCTCGGCGATTGAGCCGTCGCGTTCCTTGATGGCACGGCGCACGTGGACGGCATCGGCGCTCACGTCTCGGACGTAAAGGGCGCACGCCTCGGCGCGGCGCAGGCCGAGCAGCGCCATGAAGTACAACGACATTACGCGCCCGTCGATGGGCAAAGCGTCTAGATCGCGCACGAAGCGCATCAGCTGCGCAGGCGTCAGCGCGTCCTTCTCCTTGGTGTCTGGCTTCGGCGCTTTAATCTTCTCCATCGGCGAGCGTTCCAAAAGCCCGTCATCTACTGCTTGAGACAGGATGGCAGATAGCGTCACGTAAATTTTCGCCATAGTCGTGTTCGATAATGTTTTCTTGCCGCTTGCCGGATGCTGTTTAATCCATATCAAAGCATCGCGGCAATCACGCGCAGACACGGTGGACAGCTCGACGGACGAAAGCGACGAGCGAAGTATCGCGGCCACTTCGCGCTTGTTGTTGGCGAGCGTTCCAGGCGCGAGCGTGCCGAGGTTTTCGCGGTAGCGAAGCCACGACAGCGCATAGGAACCGAATTGCTCGCTTTGCGGGGTCTGGCATGACAGCTCGTTCTTGAAGGCTTCAAGCGCCTTCTTCGCGTCCGTCCACTTTCCTTCGTGCAGTTTGGACATGCGGCCGCATTCGGTCGAAAGATAGAGCCGCCACTTTCTACACTTGTATTTACTTTTCTTTTCGAGGGGAACGATTGAGCCTTTACCGTAGATTTTCATGGTAATATCTCCCTGGGGCTGCGTTATCCGCGATTTGCTCCATGAGCCGCGCATTCTTTGGACGGAGGGCGCGGCTCGACTTTTATCTTTCTCTTCGCCTTCGCCTGCCTGTGATTATCGCAAGCGCGGATTCTCATAGTTGCCCACTCTTTCTAGATAGCGTGCGAGCTACGACCATCACGGCTTCGCGCGAACCGGTGGATAACGAACGGTAAATGGCGAGTAGTTCGCGTTCGTCGTCGTTAAGTTCATCGTTCAGATTTACAAGTGCATAATTCATTTGCTCAGCAACCAAGTCGTTTATTGAGCATCCGAGGGCGTTGCAAATATCTGATGCAACGTCTAATCCAATCTGTCTAACGCCTTGTTCGTAATTTCGGTAAGTCTTTGGAGACATGTTGATTGACCTAGCGAAATCGTTGGCGTTGCTCCATCCAGCAGCTTTCCGCAATTGCTTCAAATTGGTCTTCATAACTCCTCCTTTGCCGCGCCACGATTTTACCCGATATGGGGGAAATCTTCTACTAACGGGTGAAATATTATTGACACATCACCCAACATGGGTATACTCGAATTTGTAAGTTCACCCAATACGGGGGAGGTGATAAGAAATGGCATTCAGTTTCAGCAAAGAAGGCACGGCAGGTATTCTCCGTGGACTTCGGGCAGCTACCAAAATGTCGCAAAAGGAGCTGTCAATCAAATCAGGCATTAGTGAAGCAGCAATTAAGGGTTACGAGAACAGCGAAAACGTCATGTCTCTCGAAGCAGCCGTGAAGATTGCAAACGCTCTCGGTGTTACTCCTGCTGATTTGGTTAACACGACCGCCTAGCGATTCATCCGCACATCAAGGAACGTCCACGCCATGACGTTAAAAGGGCGCGTCCTGGGAGCTACGAAAAGCATCGTCCATAGCTGGTGAGATGCCAGCTAGATGTGTAAGCCAATGCGCTCAGCCGCCTTGAAACACGAAGACATGAGGCAGCGTTGTCCTATCGAAAACGACGCACTTAGCACTACCAGCTAGGCACATGGAGCGGCGCGGCAAGTCAATCTCGTTTACCTCCTAACGCAGCACATAGCTTTTTGATGGTTCCCTTCCCTCGAATTTGGCCACATAAAACAACACCGCCGCGCCGTTCTATATGCCTAGCTGGGGCAATGGTCAACATCTAGTAGAAAGGAGGTTATGCCATGACAAAGGAAAGACTGAAGCTGGTAATGCCGAACGGGCGCATTCGCCACGGCTGCACGGGACTGGTGGACGGAAACGGCGTGTTCATGTTGCTCGAAGACGCGGACGAAACGACGCGCTTCAAGTTTTCAAACGAGGCGACTTTAATCTCGCAGCAAGCGGGGAAAATCAAGCAGCTCGAAGCCGAGGTCGCACGTCTCGAAGAACTGACGAAGTTCAAGGAACGCTCACTCAAAGGCGCCATCGAACAAAAGAAGACGCTGGTTCTGCGGCTGTCGGTCGCGGCGCTCGACTTCGCCGATGACCTGTCCACCAAGAAGAAGCGCATGGCGGCTTACGACCGCCTGATGGCGCTCGGCGTGGACATCCACTGCCGTGAGAAAGATGAAGGAGATTAAAAGATGAACGCAAAAGAATCGGCGCGGAACGGCGGCAACCGCTCACGCGCCTTGAACGTCCACTGCTACGAGGACAAGCCAATTATATCCGATTACGAGCGCGGCGCTAAGTGGGCTGGCTGGGCTTTCGTGGCCCTGTTCGCCTTCCTGTCGCTCGGCTGCGTCTTGTGGGGGTGGTAAAGACAATGGCTACTGTTATCGGGATCATGGGCGAATCCGGCAGCGGCAAGACAACGAGCCTTCGCAATCTCGACCCATCATCGACCTACATCATCGACGCTGATGGCAAGGGCTTGTCTTGGCGCGGATGGATGCGCGATTACAACAAAGCAAATAAGAACTACGTTCGCACCGATGACCAGAAGAAGATAATGGCGCACCTTATGTCTATCAACAGCGGAGCGCCGCATATCAAGGTTGTGGTTATCGACACGCTCAACGGCATCATGATTGCCGACGAGGGGCGCAGGCGCAACGAAAAAGGTTTCGACAAATGGAGCGACCTCGCGTGGGCGGTTTGGGACATCATCAATTACGCGCTGGTAATGCGTGATGACATGACCATCGTGATGACTGCCCACGTGCAGACGGAATCCGATGACAACGGGCGCATCCACTCACGCATCAAAACGAGCGGGCGCAAGCTCGATAAGATGCAGATCGAGACGAAGCTGCAGGCGTTGCTTTTCGCGAAACGAAACGACGCGGGCGAGTACGTTTTCGAAGTACACGCCAACAACTCGACAGCGAAGACACCGCCAGACTTGTATAACAGCGAGACCATCCCCAACGACGCGGCGAAGGTAATCGACGATATACGCGAGTATTTCGGCCAGGACGCGCTTTCGTCAGCCGAAGAGGTCGATGAGTCATGATGGCACCGAGGGTTAACGTTACTGGCTCGATATTCACGCAAGCGAATCCGACGTTGCAGCAGACGGTTGACGAGCTGATGACCGAGCTGCGGCAGACGCAGGCACGCCTGGTGGACGAGCAGCGCAGACGCGCCGAGGCCGAAGCGGCCCTGTCCACTTTCAGGCGGCAGGACAGGCTTCGCGCCGAGCCCTACCCTCCTGCGGGGAACCGCAGGGACGGCTACACGTGCTTTTGCTGCGGCACGGCAATCGACTACCCGTTCGAAGCTAACTTTTGCAGCTACTGCGGCAAGCCGTTCGACTGGGGCGGCTACATGCCGAACAGCATCGAGGACGTTGACGCATACGACAGGAGGAACGACCGATGACGTTGGCTAGGCAGTACAGGCCGTCAGTGCGGCTCGACTGGGAAGAGCTCGACGGGCTCTTGCGCATGCTGGATGACCGCATCGCCGAGATGGGCGAAAACGGCGAATACATCACCTGCTACTACGTCGGCGCGAGGACGGCGGCGAGCATATTCCGCTTCTGCGAGTTCGTGGACGTGCCAGCCGACTTCATGCGGCTTTTCGACCGAAAGATAAGAGACATTGAAGGCGACGAATAGAAGGGAAACCAACTATGGGACTTTTTGACAAACAGGCATACGACGAAGCGACCGTATCAAATGGCGAAACGCAGCGCATGCCCGGTGGCGGCTACGTATGCCGCGTCATGGCGGTTCGCACCAGCGGCACCGACAGCTACGGTCGTGAAATCGACTACGTCAATGACAAGAAGTATGTAAAGCTCATCTGGGACGTTGCCGAGGGTGACTTCGCTAATAAGTTCTCGGACGATTACTTCGCAGGCGAAGACAAGGACTATGCGCATCGGTTCTACCTGTCCTGGAAGAACTACGGCGCTCTCAAGGGGACGCTGCAGGCGTTCGACGAGAGCAACCCTGGCTTCGACGCGTACGCTGCCGCCGACGCTCAGCAGTGGGCGCTGTTTATCGACAAGTACATCGGCCTCGTTTTCGGCGAGGAAGAGTACATGGCGAACGATGGCACGATCAAGACGCGCCTGGGCTTGCCGCGTGCCAAGTCGGTTCAGGACATACGCGACGGCAAGTACCGCGTGCCACCTCTCAAGAAGCTCGACGGCGGCGGCTCAGAATCAACCCAGTCGGCAGCAGGCCAGGACGAGCAAGTTCCCGCAAATGTCTATGATGACGTGCCGTTTTTATAGCTAAACGCAAATACAAGACATTGAGCCGCTTCTGTATGTTGCGGCTCGTTTCTTTATCGAGGAGCGTATATGAATGGGAAATAGCACCATGGGCGCGGTAATTTACGAAGATACACGCCAGCAAATAAAGCCAGTTGACAAGCACGCAGAAAAACACAGATGGTTTGCTGCTCATGGTATCGAGGTAATTAGAAAGACGCTCAATTTTGGTGATTACGCATCAGACGCAAGTAACCGATGTATTGACACAAAGCGAAACGTGGACGAGGTAGCGCAGAACATCAACGGCAAGAACCACGACAGGTTCAAGCGCGAGGCGTTGAGGGCGGCGGCGGCTGGCTACCGCCTCGTCATCCTGGTCGAAAACGACGAGGGCATAATCAGCGTCGATGACCTGAAGACGTGGACGAACACGCATTGCCGCAAGTGCGTCCACTTCCTCAAAAGCGAATGCGCACCATCGGATTGCAGCGTCAAGTGCATGAAGCACGGCACGCGCAAGCCGATACAGGGCGAACGCCTGGCAAAGGCGATGCATACGATGTCGGAGCGCTACGGCATGCGGTTCATGTTCTGCACACCGCAGAACGCGGCCTGGACAATCTGCTCGCTGCTCGGCATCGACTACCAGACGCTATGCGAGGACTGTTTCCGCTACGAGAACGGCTTTTGCAAGGCCGCATACAACATGACGTTAATAGAAGGGCCAGGGCAACCAGTGGACGGCTCGAAAAATATGTGCGATGAGGGGGTGCCATTCTAAATGTCAAGCGAAATGCTCGAAGCTGCGCTGCTCTACGCGTCGCTGGGATGGCGCGTGTTCCCGCTGCGGCCGAAGACAAAAGACCCGGCAACAAGGCACGGCTTCAAGGATGCTGTAACCGACGAGGGCCAGATTAGAAAATGGTGGACGGCCAACCCTAATTACAACATCGGCATAGCGACAGGCGACGGGCTGTGCGTCATCGACGTGGACGATAAGCCAGACAAGCATCCCGTCTTAGGTTCCGACATGCTTCGAGACTGGGAACTTGAGCACGGCGAGATATCCGAGACCGTCTGCGCGAAATCGGGCACGGGCGGCATGCACTACTACTTTGACGTGGGCTCGACGAGAATCAGCGGATGCCAGAGCGACACGATCTTCATCGACCTGCGCTGCGACGGCAACTACATCGTCGCACCGCCGAGCATCCACCCGGACACAGGCCAGCCGTACACATGGGACATTTCGCCCGAGGACATGCCGCCAGCAGCAGTTACGTCCACTGACAGGGCGTGTATTCAATGGGTGTATGACAATCGGCGCGGCGCTGACAAAGACGGCAACAAGGAAAAAGTCAAAGTTCCGAAGGGACAAGTTAAAGACGGCGAGGGTCGTAATAATTTCTTGTACGAGCAAGGTTGCAGCGCACGTGCTAAAGGTTCCGACGATGAAATGATTCACGCTTGGATAACGTCGCTAAACAAACTGAAATGCAATCCACCATTGGGGGATGGCGAGGTTAACAAAATCATCAAGTCTGTTTGCTCGTTGCCTATTGGTTTGTCAGATGAAGCTAAGGAAATGAAAAAGCAGGGCGGCTCGAAGAAAGCTAACCATGTTGTCATCGCCAATAGGATACTCGGTCAATATAGCGCATGTTTCCTCGACGGTATGCCTGCCGTGTTCGATGGCTTATCTTATCGCGTCGGCTGGGACATGGTTGAACGTGCGGTATTGAAAGAATGGCCTAACGCTAAAGACCGTGACCGCAAAGAGGTTATAAAGTATCTGCATTTGACGATGCCGCATCATAAGCAAAGCGATCCACGCTACATCGGGTTTAAAAATGGCGTGCTGGACATCGAGACGATGGAGCTGCTTTCGTTTTCGCCTGAATTCAAGATACCGAACGTCATACCGCATAATTGGAAACCGAACGCCATAAGTGAAGTAGTGGACAATACGCTTAGGAAAATCGCGTGCGATGACCCGTACATAGAGAACAACTTAGCTGAGTTCATCGGATTGTGTATGTTCAGGAGCGGCAAATATGCGTTTTCGGCAATTCTGCTGGGCAAACAGGGCGAGACGGCGAGCAACGGCAAATCGACCTACATAGATATGATTCGTGAAATTCTCGGCGAGGATAATTATTCGTCGCTGAGTTTGCACGTATTAGGCGAACGGTTCTACCAAGACTATTTAGCAGGCAGACTCGCAAACCTCGGCGATGATATCTCATCGAGCTTCACGAAAGGTCAAAGCCTGGAAGTGTTCAAGAAAGCCGTTGCCGGTTCTGAGCTAACGACAGACGTTAAAGGCACAAAAGGCTACAAGTTCAAGCCGTACTGCACGATGATATTCAGCGCAAACGAATTCCCAAAACTTGAAAACCTGGACGATGGCGTGTTGCGGCGATTGTTCCCCATTCGGTTCAATGCGCACTTCACGAGCGATGATCCAGACTTTGACCCGGATATTGGCGATAAGCTGAAACAGGAAGAAGCGATTGAAGCGGCTATTGTTCGCGGCGTATGGGGATTGAAGCGCGTTATTCAGCAACGCAGGCCGACCGACAACGACGAGAGCAAGCGCATGGTGAAGAGCATCCAAGTGGACAATTCGAGCATCCTGCAATGGATTGAGGACGAGGGAATTACCCGCAACGACGTAACTGAAACCACGGTCGCATACTTATATGGCCTATACGAGCAATGGTGTAAAAACAGTGGCATCAAGAACAAATTCGCCAAATGGCAATTCAGCAAAGACATGTGCAGCTACTTCAAATTCAGGATCAAGAACACCACGCGAGAGGGTAAGAGCGTTCGCATTTTCGTGAGCGTTTAGCCCTTCGATTCGCGTTAGCTCGAAGCCTGAAAACCAACTACGAACTGTTCGTGGTTTATGGTCGTGGTTTTTAAAAGGTCGTGGCTAAAAAACCACGTACACCACGACAGAGCCACGATTAAACCACGACCATAAAACGCAACTGTTAGCAGGTCAGACTAGAAAAACCACGACCACCACGACGAAACGCGAATTTCTTTTTAAAGGAAATAAAAATATATAAGTTGTGTTTCAGGTACGCGCGCGCGAGCGTGGTTTTTTGTTTCGCGATTTTGGAGGTCGATTTGAGCGAAAAATCACGATGCGATTTCACGGGCGGCGAATGTGATAAAGGGCGAATCTACGATGACGGGTCAATCGGTTGCGGTTTCTACGATCTAGAGCGCGACCGATGTTCGTGGTTCGATGACTTACCGCCTGGAATGCCGTCACGCATGTTCTACAACGATTTGATGATTGAAGCCAGAAAGGAGCTAGGAGAATGCCAGTAATCATCGGTGAAGTAACCACGTTCGCCAATCCGAAAACAGACAAGGCGCAAGCGCTCAAGCCGCTCGAAGAAGCCGCCGAGGTGTTCGGCGCGTGGCAGGCGTGGCAGGCGTGGACAAGAGACGGCGGCGAGGACATCGCGCAGCCGTTCGTGAATACAATCGTTGACGAATGCGCCGACGTGATCACGGCTGTCTGCAACCTGGTAAGTGCACTGGGCGTGGACGATATGCGCTTTGAGATGAAGCTTTGCGAGGAACGCAACCGGGCGCGTGGGCGCTTATGAAGACGCGAACGCTCGAAGGCCAAATGTCGCTGCCGCTGCTGCAAGTGGACGATGGGGCGCGGGGCGAGCGCGTCGAACACGCCGTCCCCTGCCCTATCCGCGAATTCTGCGGCGCTTATCATTGCGAGACGGGCGGCTGCGACGGCCAGCGCGGGTGGTGCGGCAACGCACAGAACGCCTTCACGCCTGGAAAGTGCATGCTTGAAGCGCGGCGCTACAAGAGCAAGTCGTTTTGCATGGCATGGGATAGATACACAAACTGCCGCGAAGTCAATCATTGCGTGTACGCCGATTGTCGCGGCGATGCGCTGTGAAGCCGTGAAAGTACACAGACAGCACGCAAACCCGATTCACGACTAACTAACCGAAAAAATCAAAAACAAGCCTAATCCATACGTTCTCGTGCTTTTGAGAGCGATTAAGGAGGTATTCGCCATGAGCGAAATTATTCAACTGACCGACACGCTGCGATTAAGGCGTGCGAATTCGCTGAACGTCGTTGTCGAAACGCTCGTTAACGACGAGAAGAGCGAAGGTGACAAATGGCGCGACTATAACGGAAATGGACGCGGCCCGTATTGCGCTAACGAAGCTGACGCCTGCGTGTGGGTATTGAAGCATGGCCTGATTGACGAGGGCGGCGAGACGGATTTGACCGAAGCAGTCAAACGATACGAGAAAGCCGCGAAACAGCTTGCGCGTAACGTTGCCGCTGCAATGGAAAGCCGCTAATCATGGCAGGCAAGCAACCAGATTCACGTTTGCGTTTAAAGACGAAGGAGGCGATTATGCCGCACACGGCCAACGCCATATCGCTTAGGAAGTACCGCACGGCCTTCGCAAAGCGGCTGCGCTTGATGCTCGTCATGCACGACACAAACGCTCATAAGCTGTCGCAGGCGTGCGGCTTCAAGGGAACGCAGATATACAACTGGACGGCTGGCGAAGCGCTACCGAACGCCTACTCGGTCGCGAAGATGGCGGTTGCCCTCGGCTGCGACGCCAACGAGCTGCTAGGCATCAGGAAGGTGGACGAAAGATGACCGACATGAGGATTATCGAGCATCCAGAGCATTACACGGACGGCGAGATCGAATGCATCGACGCAATCGAATCGGCGCTCACGTACGAAGAGCTTCGCGGCTACTTGAAGGGCAACGTCATCAAGTACATGTGGCGCGAACGCCTGAAGGGCGGCACGACCGACGTGATGAAGGCCAACTGGTACGCGAAGAAGCTAATAGAGGTGGACGAGCGATGAACCTATCGATCATCGACGCGACCGAGAAGCCAATGACGCTCATCAGCGTGGCCGCTGGCACCAGCTACGGGAAGTTCGACGCGCCTGCGAAACGCGTGCGCAACTGCTACGAGCGCGGACACATGAGCGTGTTCGAGCACGCGAGCTTCACGGCGCGAATCGACGGCATCAGCCGCGCCTGCTCGCATCAGCTGGTAAGGCACCGCATGGCGTCATTCGTCCAGCAGTCGCAACGCTACACAAGCGCGGACGGCCAAGGCGATTGGTACGTGAAGCCGCCGAAGTTCACGGGCGATATGAGCCCTTTCATCGGCATGGCCTACGACAAGTTCTTCGAGGACGCGATGACATCCGCGATGGCGAACTACAGATGCGCGGTTGTCGCAGGCGTTCCGCTCGAAGACGCACGCTACCTGCTGCCCGAAGCAACAAAGACCGCAATCACGATGACGATGAACGCACGCGAGCTGTTCCACTTCCTCAACCTCCGGCAAGACCGCCGAGCCCAATGGGAGATACGCGAGCTCGCGAACGCCATCGAGAAGGCGCTTGAAAACCACAACGACGAATGGCGCGAGCTTATCGCGCTTAGATGGAGGGATTGCAGTTGATGGCGATATGCACTCACGAGCTTGCCGCGATCGTCGGCGCAATGCTCGCGCTGTCGGGCTACGCCGTGGTCAAGGTAGGCGCGGATGCCGAGCGCAGGGCCGAGCTCGTGCCGGAGATCGAGGGCGAGCTGATGGCCTTCGCAGAGAAGGCGGGCGGACAGCCCGTGCGCCTGGACGCGAGGAAGCTGGCCGCGAGGATTGCGGGGATGCTATGAGGGACTACGGGTTTTGCGAGAGGATGCACGCTGCCAGGAAGGCCAGGGGCGTGACGCAGCGCCAGCTCGCCGAGATGTCGGGCCTGTCGCTGTCGGCAGTGCACAGCTACGAGGCGGGAAAGGCGGCGCCAGGGGCCTATGCGCTCAAGAGCATATGCGCGGCGCTCAGGTGCAGCGCGGACTGGCTGCTGGGACTGAGGAGGTAGGCATGAACAACCGAGAATGGCTCTCCGGCCTGGACGTGGCCGACCTGGCCGCGTGGTTCGACGCGGAGCACGTGGAGCCTGACGACGGATTGGCGCCAGTCTCATCTTCCAGTCTCAATCGGACTGGAAACCAGGACAGCCGCGAGAAGCTGGAAGCGGAAATGGCCGAGTACCTAGAGCGCGATTGGTACATGCTCGCGCCTGGATTGCTCGAAAAGATGAGAGGTTGGCTCGAACGCCAAGACGCAATCACGCGCAGAGAGTGCGAGGACGCAGCGTGGAAGGCCAACTACAGGCACATGAAGGCTCGGGCAGACAAGTTGCAAGACCAGGTGGACGAGCTGACAGCCGAGCGCGACCGCGAAAGCGAAGCAAACAGGTCGCATGCGCGGGTGATAGCGAAACTCGAATCCGAGCGCGACGCCCTGCGAATCTACCGCGATTCATGGGTGAGTAAAGCGA